TTAATTTAATAAATTAACAGCTTTTCTAAGTTCTTCAATATCTTTATGAGTGTAAACATTTTCTGTCATTGAAAAATCACTATGACCTATTAACTTAATTATAGATGTGCTATTTGCATTAGCATTATTTAAAAGTGTAGCAAACGTATGCCTTGTGTCGTGGATTGTGTGTCTTTCTAAATTAAGAAGTTCCAACATTGTTTGAAATTGTTGAAAGAAATTAACATAATTATATTGACCACCTTTTTTATTGTACAAAAAATATTCTTTTGAATAGTCTATATTGTCTTTAAAAAGATTTATAATTTTTTCAGAAATTGGAACTTTTCTAATTCCTGCAATAGTCTTGCTTTCTACGATAGATAATATATTATTTTTTAGGTCTACATCTTCAGTTTTTAAATTCATCAGTTCTCCTATTCTAAGACCAGTATAAATCAATATTAAAGTTGCATAAGACATTTTTTTTATAAATCTGTTATCAGAATCTAAGTTATCAAAGAGTATGTTTATTTCATCAGTTGTAAAAATTTTTCTTTCAACTACTTTTTCATTTTTTCCTAATTCAATAAATTTAATCCGATTAGTTTCTATAAACTCATTTTTTAAAGCAAATTCAAATATCATATTCAAGGCACTTCTAAGTGCTAATTTTGAGCCATAAGCACTGTCTAAATCATCAAAAAACTTTTGCAATGTATATAATTTTAAGTCTTTTATTTTCTCATCATTAAAGACTTCTAATTTTTTTAGCTGATTACCAACATTTCTTAAAGTAACATCAGATACAGTTTTAGAGTAATTAGAATACCATAAGTCTTTTACATCTTTAAAAGTTTTCCCACTGTATAGAGCAGGATTATTAAGATATCCTAATAACTCGGCTTGTGCCTCTTTCCTAGTTTCATATGTTCCTATAATTCTTCTTTTTTGCTTTCCATCTACAAAGCCAATAGTTACACGAGCTACCCAGCACTTCCTCCTTTTCCCATTAATTTTATATACACTCCCTGATCCATTTTCATTTTTCATTTTTCCTCCTTTAAAAAAGAGGGAGTTAATATAATAATACTCCCACTTTTAAAAATTGTAAAATTAATTGTTTGGATAATACTCGTGAAAAAGTTTTTTGCTAATTTTCCCACTTACAAGAGCCTTTTCATCTAGTTTATTCTTTTTACAATATCTTTTGTTAATTTCATTTATAGTCCTGTATGCCGTAGCTTGAGAACAATTTAACATTTTCATTACTTCTTTTGCATTGTATGTTAAGTTATCCATTCTATCACTCCAATACCCATTCTAAAATTTTAATTTTTCTTTCATTCTTTCTTACCTCATGTCTGATTATTTCTCTATTTACTATTCCTTTTGTAACTTTTAATTTATCATTAAAATCTAAAATTGATTTACTCAATCTATCTATTTCCATTTGAATTTGCTCTTGTGTTTTCATTAGTTCCATTCCTTCCCAATTCTTTGCATATTCTTTTGCCACTTTTCCCAGTAAGTTTTTAGAATATCTTGTGTTGTATAGCCATATTGATTAGTTAAGTTACTTAAATCAATTATTACCCATTTCAAATATTCATAACTCATTGTTGGACTTCTTAAATCAAAAATTATTGTTAAAACATTAATTTCTTCCATATATGGATTATTTTCATTATTGAAGAATTTGAATAAATCTCTTTTTTCAAATTCGGTTATTTCTTCCGTTGCTTCATAATAATTAACCATTTGAGCTACAAAAAACCAAATATCTGTAAGTTCTTCAAGTTCTTTTTCTTTATTATAAGGCTTAGTTTTCCAAGTCTTGTGTGATTCAAGAGTTTCTTCATCAAATTCTATACATTCAGCTATAATAGATTTTTTAATATCATCAATTGTTCTAGGTCTTGCACTATGTATACTTTCATCTAAATACTTTTGAAGATTTAATATATCCTCAAAAGTTTCTGGTCTTTTAAATTCCATTATCTCACTCCTTTATCAATTCAGGATTTTCATAAATATTTCCTAATATTTCTATCTCTTCTTTGTAATAACTTATTCCTAATACTACTGATGGCTTAAACTTAACATTCTCAACAACAAAAGCTCCCCATTCATCATAATATTTAACTACTCCTATTCCATGATTATTTCTAAGTTTTACTATATCTCCCTCATATATTTCCTCTCCATTTTTATCACATAACCCTGTCCATTCCATAAGTTCTGAATATTCAAATTCTTCAAAACCAACAGGAAATGAATAAGAAGTATCAGGCATATATTCAGTTTGATATTGCATATATCCTATTCTTTTATTGTAAAAATCTATCATTTGAGGATAAATAGAAATTCTTTTGTCATTTTTATCCCATACTCTAAATTTAATCTCTCTCATCTTCTTCCTCCCAATCAGCTATATGCTCCTCAACTATTCCAAAATTTAAGCATTTTGGACATACAAATCCTACAAACATATCTCCAGCAAAATTACCTTGTTCATCTGTCATTTGTCTATAATCTTCTATAATTTCTGTTTTACATTCTTTACACTTCCACATTTCCATCACTCCATTTTTAATCGCCTATTGACCACCAATTTTTAACTTCTTCTTCTGTTTCTAAATATTCTACATTTGTTTCAATGCTATCCCATACCCATTCTTTTAGTAATTCAATCATTTTATCTTCATCTTTTATAATTTCTTCAGCTTCTTCTTCTGAATAGCCGTAATCATCAACTAAATCTATAACTTCTACATTTTTACAAAAAGCATTAGCATTACTATTTACTAAAAACCCAATTTTATATTTACTCATTATTCATCTCCTCCAATCTTTCCATTTCTCACTTTTTCCCAGAACTCTTTCCACTCTTTGCTATTTTTAACTTTTTGTGCTTCTTCTTTTGTTTGAAAATAGTTACCTAGATTATACATATCCATATTTTCATCAGAAAAATCTTCATAATCAGATTCAATATCTCCATCCGAGGTAATGTAATAAAATAAGTTTCCTGCTTGAGCTCTCCATCTCTTAGGTATTCCATATTTTTCATTGATTGCTTCAACCATATTTTTTATGTTTTTAAATTCTTCTTTTGCTACTGTAAAAATAGAATTATCTTCTATTTTAGATTTACCTTTTAAATGTAATTGATTATATGGGGATGGTAAATAACAAGGATTATTAAAACTAACAACTCCTATTCCTTTATCTTCAAACTCTCCTCTTTTTAACACTTCAAAATTTTGATATTTAATTCTTATTGCTACTCTATCAAATACTTCTTGAGCTTCTATCTCTAATACCTTATCAAGAGCCTCAATAGTAAGCTCTTGATTTCTAACAACTGCTATTACATTTGCTGATTTGTCTTTTAAATCTTGTGTAAGCTCCTCAGTCCATATTGCTAACTGATTTTCATTATCTGTCATTTCTCCTGTTTCTGCATTAATACCTTGTTCTAAATATTCCATTCTTTCAATATAGTCTTTTGCTACATCATAAAATTTCATTTATTCTCTCCTTATTTTTTAAATATTTTTTGACAAGCCTCTTTTAATTGTTCATCTGTCATTTGCCAAAATGCTTCTACTCCAAAATGTTTTAGAGTTTTTTCAAGTCTTTCTCCTGTAACATATTCAGTTAATTTTTCTATCATTCCAGCTCTACTGTTCAAATATTCTTGTGCCTTGTCTTGTTCTTTCTTAGTTGTTTTTTTAGATTTAGTAGAAAATACAACTGTTCCTTTACTATCTATTATTTCAAGTTCAGCAATAACCTTATCTACAACAGTTATTTCTTTAACTGAAAATTTATCTGTTAAGGCTAATTTTCCCTCTTTATTTTTTTTGATATATTTACTATCACTTATCCATATAAATGGTGATGTATAAAGTTCTCTACCTATTCCCCAATTAAAACAAGCTCTTTTGAAACTATCTGAGGCAAGTCCTTTTTCTTTTTCTGTAAAACTTTCTGTTCCTGTATCTTCTTTTTCTACCCATATTTTTTTATCTTCATCATAAATAGATACAATACAATTAGCATTCTCTCTACTATGTTTTCTTTGCCAGTTCATAGGTCCTACTGTTTCATCTAGGACATCCATATCAACCCTAGCATTTTTGTATAATAATAAACTAAAACCATTTTCTTTTACTGTTTGTGGCTTTACATCTATTTCACTTGCTTTTAATGTTCTGAAATTTAAAATCATCTTTCTTCCTCCTACATTAATTCTTCTAATTTCTTGAATGGCTAATTCAAAATTTTAACTATCAACTTGATTTTATTCTTAACAACTTGCCAAAAACTTGCTTTTTTAAATTCCATTTTCCTCCTCCATTTTTATATATTTTTCTATTATTTCTACTGCCTCTACCAGTGTTATTCCAGCTGGAAAAGGTATTTTATTCCAATATTTTTTTAATTGTTTACAGTGCATAAGTCCTCCCTTATAGATATTTTCTTAAACTATCTAGCATAAGTTCTTTAAATCTTTCAATAGTTATAGGTTCGCCGTTTTCTGTTTCTGCTCCTTTAAACATCATAAAAGTTTCAGAAAATTCAGTACACCAACCACTACCAATTTCACTTAAAGTATCTTGATATAACTCTGATTTGCAAATTTCATCATAAATTTCATATTTTTCTTTATCAGTTAATTCTTTCCAGTATTTTTTCATTTTTTATTCCTCCTCCAATTCTCTTATTTCTCTTATAAAATTTTTTAACAAATTAATTTCCCCGTGTTTTACACCTCTTAAAAAAGAAGTGTTATAACCTGCAATGTCGTTTTCTTCTATTAATTTATCAGTATTTTTAATAGAAGTTTTTACTGATTTATACATTGTTTCTATTAATCTTTCTCCAATTTCTTTTTCTATATAACTCATCTTTTCCCTCCCATTCCTTTATAAATTTTTTCTAATTTTTCAATAGCCAAGTCCTTAAAACCATGTTCACAATTTTTTAAGACTTTTAGTTGCTCATCTCTCCATTTTTCAGCTAGTTTTTTATTACTATAATGTGCCATAGTAATTCCTAAGAATTTCATTTGTGTTTCTCCAGTTAATTGTGTTAAATAAAATATTTTTGCACTTACTTTATCTTTAAAAAATAATTCTTCCATTTTCTCCTCCTTAGAGGGAGCTTTTACACTCCCTATATAAAATCTCTTATTGATAATCCTCTGCTTCCATATGGGTCTGCTTTTTCATATTCCCAAGCAGTTATATTTAATTTTTCTATTTCTATTTCATTTTCTAAATCTTTTAAATCTTTTATAAAAGTACCAAATTCGTGATATTTTTCATTCATTGTGTAAGTATTTTCAGTTTTAGGTGTAGTTATTTCTACATCTATATAACCTACTTTTTCTGAATTATCCCAACTAGCTACTATTGAAGTGTATTCGTCTTCTAAGTAACTTAAATCTTTTAAGTCTGGAAACAGTTTTAATACTTCTGCTCCTGTATATGTATCTTTTTCTGTGTATAAATTCCATTCGTGATTAGTAAATTCTAGTGTGAAGTTTTTCATTTTATCCCCCTTATTCCGATTATATCGGATAATTTGTTTAAAAAAATTTGAAATCTATGTAATTTCTTATCTTGTATTTATTATATCCTAAATAATCGGATATGTCAAGAAAAAATTTTTATTTTAATCGGAAATGTTTTATAATATAAAAAACATTTAATTGATAGGAGGTTTTTATGAATACAACTGCAATAGTTTTAAAGAAATTAAGAGAAAGCAGAAATTTAACGATAGTACAGCTTGCAGAACTTGCAGGAGTAGGGAAAGGAACTGTTGGAGATATTGAGACTGGTAAAAGTAAATCAACTATAAAAACATTAGAAAAATTATCAAAAGCTTTAAAATTAACAGATAAAGAAAGAGGAGAGCTTTTTTCAAGCTTTGTCCCAAAGGATATAGGTGTAAAGATACTTCAAAATCCATTGTACAAACAGTTGGATAGTAGAGGAAAAAGACAGTTTAATGATATTGTAGAGCAGTCAATATTGATGTTTAATGATGAAACTATATCAGAAGAAGATAAAGAAAAAGTTCTGATGGCTATTCAATCTGCATTTTTTATTGCTAAAGAAAAAAACAAAAGAAAGAAATAGGTAGGTTGATTAAATGGATATAAAATTAAAAGTTTTAAATTTGATTGTAAAATATGGAACTAAAAATCCATTTAAGTTAGCCAAAAAACTAAATATAGAAATAATAATAGAAGATTTAGGAGAGGTTAGGGGTTTATTTAAAAAAGTTTTAAAAAGAAAATTTATATTTATAAATTCAAAATTAAGTGAATTTGATAAGTTATTAGTTTGTGCTCACGAATTAGGACATGCTATTTTACATTCTTCAAGCAATTATCAATTTCTAATAGATAATACCAGTTTATTAAGAAGAAGTAAGCTAGAAGATGAAGCTAATTTATTTGCAAGTTATTTAATTTTCCCAGATGGTGAAGAAACTGAAATTGAACATAGAGAAACAGAGACAAATATTTGGATGTTTGAAGAAATAAAAAGATTAAGAAAATTTTAAGGAGGGGATTTTATGAAAAAATTTATCGCTATTTTATTTTTAATTTTATCAGTTGGGGTTTTGGCTGAAATTGTATATATTACACCTACTGGAAAGAAATATCACCCAACTAAGACTTGTAGAGGTTTAAGAAAAGCTAAAAAGATTATAGCTATTGAAAAATCTGAGGCAATAAAGAGAGGTTATAAGCCGTGCAAAATAGGGTACTAATTATATTGTTATTATCTTTTGTTTTTGTTTCTTGTAAAGAAGATGAAAGTAATAACGAAAATTATGTTGATTATTATGAATTCCAAGATTTAAAAGATGAAGTTGAAAATTTAAAAAAAGAAAATGAAGAATTAAAATATAAGATTGATGAACTAGAAAATAAAAATCAAGAATTAGAAAGTGATATTGAAGAAGTAAAAGATTATCTAAACATATTTTAAAAAAGAGGTGTATTTTTAAATGAGATTATTAAAATTTTTATTTATATTTTTATTATTTGCTAATGTTTCTTATTCAAATATAGAAGATAATGTAAACACAAATAAAATAATAAAAAACAAATATAAAATAACTGAAATGACTGATAACTATTTGAAAGCAGAAAAAATAAATGTAATTTCAAAAAAGAGTATAGTAAAAAATATCCTTATAAATAATTTTCCTTATGAAAGCTTTTTGGATTTAAAAAAAGAATACCAAGGAATTGCTAACAATGATATCGAAATAAAAGTAGATGAAAATGATAGTTTCTTGGTAAAAAAATATATGGATTTAGATGGAGGAACTTACACAAGAATATACAATGTTTTCTATTATAAAAATAGTATTCTATTTTCAATAACTTGCGTAGTTGTAAGTTTAGATAAAAACGAAAATATAGATTTGAGTCAAAATGAAGAATTAAAACTTTTAAATGAATTAAAAAGTTTCTATAAATAAGAGGGATTTTCTCTCTTATTTTATTTATTTGACATTTCCGATTAAATCGTTTATAATAGAAATGAGGTGATAAAATGGATACTAAAAGAGAAAAAGAAATAGCTCAAAAGCTATATTTAAAAATAGAATTGTATTTCAGAGAAAATAACACAAATAGACATAAAGTAGCACAAAAAATGGGACATAGAAAACAAGCTGTTTCTGAAATAATGTTAAGATTAAAAGACGGCAAATTTCCTAGAATTAGCAGCCTTTTAAAATTACAAGAAGCATTAGGAACAACTTTAATTTTTTTTGATATATAATTCCGATTAAATCGTACAAAAAGAAAGGAGAATAATGAAAAAATATTTAAGAAGCTCCAAAAAATTTAAAGAAAAAATAAAAGAGAAAAAGAAAAATATAAAAATGTGGGGAAAAATAAAAAATCAATTTCCACCAAATTATTGGACGGTTTAAAATGGTAACTTGGGGAAATTTTAAAAAGAAAATGTTTAAGAAAAATAAAGATTTTGAGAAAGATTTTAAAGAAATTGAAAGGAGAATAGAAATGGAAAAATATTTTGAGGATTTGAAAAAATTTAAAAATTCTTTATCAGAAGCTGGTTTACCAGCAGATGTAGAAAATGAAGTTTTAAAAACTTATGCAATTGAAGCAGCAAAAAAGCTTTTAAACAAAGAAGAAAAAGATGAAACAATGTCAGAATTAAAAGAACTTGCAAAAGTTTTTGAATGAATCTAAGGCTAGTCCTTAGACACATAGCCATAAGTCATTTCTATCCTAGCTTTCACCCCCTCGAAAGTTAGGTTTCCTCCCTTGTGGCTATCTGTGTAGGAACTATCTTACAAGCGTTCTAGGATGTAAACAAGCTAGGGGTTGGAGCGTTAGACTCGTAATTTATAGGATAGGACCATATCTGAATTTTAAACCTAGTCGTACCGTTGTAAGTCCGTCAATTTGCAACTATATATTTTGCTGTTTGCAGTTTTGTGATGTCAAAACCAGCCATCTTACATCTTTACCTAACGCAGAAAAGGCAGGACCTAATCTGTGGACAATCTAGCTAGCTGGTAAAGGTGTATGATGTAAAACTTTCAAGATTTATTTAAGCCTTTTCAAGATAAATATTAATTTTTTCTATATATATCAATGAAATTATTAAAATTTTTTCTGGAGAAGTTAAAAAGTATCTAGTAAATTTTATTACTTGAATTAGTGGGGGCTATTCATAGCCTGTCAAGCTCTGGGTAGCCTTTACTAATTGAATTAATAAAAGAGAGTTAAGACAGGCTCTCCAAATATATAGGAGGTTATATAAATGGCTAAAAGATATTATTGGTTAAAACTTAAAGAAGATTTTTTTGAACAAAGAGTTATAAAAAAACTAAGAAAGATAGCTGGAGGGGATACATATACTATTATTTATTTAAAATTGCAATTATTAGCAATGAAGAATGATGGAAAATTAGTTTTTGAAAATGTGGAAGACGATTTTGCTTCTGAAATGGCTCTTGAATTAGATGAGGATGTAGAAAATGTAAAAGTAACATTAATGTACTTAGAAAAAAATAATCTTATAGAAACAATTTCAGATGAAGAATATTTTTTACCAGAAGTTTTATCAGTAACAGGCAGTGAAACTGCTAGTGCTATCAGAGTTAGAGAACATAGAGAAAAAAAGAAAACGTTACAATGTAACAACAATGTAATTACAAAGAAACAAGATGTAATAGAAGTGAAACAAGAATGTAGCGTAGAGAAAGAGAAAGAGAAAGAGATAACAACTAATATAAATAATAATAATAATATAATAAGTGACCAAGAAGAAAAAGTTGTTGTTAATTCTAATGGAGTATTACAACAAGAGATAAAAATGCTCTTAGGAGTAAGAAAAATCAAGACTTATGACATTATAAAACTCAATAAACCTATTGAGCGTATTAAATTTGTCATAGATTTTTGTAATAAAAATAATAAAGCAGATGGCTATTTATACAAAGCACTAAAAGATGATTGGGAGTTAAAAGAAGTCCAGCAGGAAGAAAAGGCTTGTCATTATACTAAGCCAAAAGAAGCATATAAGGAGTTGATATAAGATGAAAACTGACACTATATGCTATGAAGAAAAAGCCTTAATATCAATGCTATATTTATCAAGTGATATGGCTTGTAAAAATAAAATAAAAAATATTCCAACTAAATATTTTTCTAGTTTAGTTCAAAGTTTTATAAAAAAATATAAGACTTATGAGATGAAAAATCTATCAGTTGACAGCTTACTGGAAGAAAATGAGTATAAAAGTTTTTTAGCAGAAGCTTTTGAATTGCCAGTTGTAGTATTGGAAGAAAACATTGATAAATATACTAAAGTGCTTGAAAACAGATATTACAAAAACTGTATTATAGAACTTTCTAACACTCCAAATGAATTGATAAAAGAGAAAATCAATGAATTGCATTCGGAAGTTGTGAAAGAAAATGACAAGAGTGTTAAAGTTGCAGATATTAAAAATCTTGAAAGTCTATTTTATGAAAGTTTAGAAGAAAATGAAGTAGTCAAGACTGGTAAATTTAGACTTGATAAATACCTAAAATTCACAAAAAGAGATTTACATATCATAGGAGCAAGACCAGGAGTTGGTAAATCTGCATTTGCTCTTTATATAGCACTTATGATGGCTCAATTTTCAAGAGGTTTGTTTTTTAGTTTAGAAATGCCATTAAAACAAATAGCACAAAGAATTATCAGCAACCAAACTAGGATAGAACTTGATAAACTAACTAACAAAGAAAAATTTAAGGAATTAACAACAGATGAAAAAGAGTTAGTTAATGTTTTATTCAAGAAGTTGTTAAGAAAAAGTAATTTAATTCTCTATGATGGAAACTTTAAAATTGATGAATTAGAGGAGTACATCAAGAATGAAAAAGAAATAAACGGGCTTGATTATATAGTTATGGATTATTTGCAATTAATAAAATCTAATGTAAATTCTAAAAGATATGAGCAAATAACTGATGTATCTATAAGATTAAAACAAATAGCAAAAGATTATGATATAGCAGTAATTGCACTTTCTCAATTATCAAGAGAGATTGAAAAAAGAGCTGACAAAGATATTTACCTTGCAGATTTCAGAGAAAGTGGGCAAATAGAACAAGATGCTTCAACTATCTTAGGACTTACAACAGAGCCAACAACAACTGAATATAAAGAACTTATGAAAGTACAAATATTAAAGAACAGACAGGGTCAACTTGGAGTTATGAAATATGACTACTATAAGAAAAATCAAACATTTTTTGAAGCATAAAAATTAAAAAATATAGGAGGAACAAATGGTAAATAAAAAAGTTACAATGAGAGATTATTACAGAACTTTTATAACAAAAGCTAATAAAGAAGCTGGAGTTACTTACAATGCTAGTAAATTAAATAGCAAGGAAGAATGCGAGGAGTATTTATTAAATCTGATAAAAGATTTAAGACATAAGAAGCAAGATAATAAGGCTTATGTTAAGGAAATTGATAGTTTAAAAGAAGAAATTGAAATTTTGAACACTGGAAACAAAAGACTTGAAGCTGAAAGAACGTTTTATATAACACAAGCAGAAGAAGCAAGGAAAGCAAGAGAAAGGGCATTAAAAGATAAAGAACATTATTCACTAGAAGCTAATTTGTGGAAAGATGATTATTTTAAAGAAAAAGATAAATATAATTTAACAAAAGCAAGATTAGAAGATTATATGGTTATAGTTTTTGAATTAGGTATAATTTCAATTGTGGAAGCTATCTCAATAGCTATGTTAATCTGGAAGTGATACAGATGAAAGAAACAGATTATCAAAGGGTAATAATTGATTATTTAACAGTATTAGAAAAGCAAAATAAATTGTGGTTTCAAAGAACTAATAATACAGCAATCTATGATCCAGTAGGTAAAAAATTTAGAAGCCTTTCAAAAGGGCAAAAAAAAGGATTCCCAGACATAATAGTTTTTATGAAGGGGAAAACAATAGGACTTGAAATAAAGACACCAACAGGGCGACAATCTGCCGAACAAAAAATAATGGAACAAAAGATGAAAGAGCAAGGGGCTGAATATTATGTTGTTAAGAGCTTAGAAGAAGTTAAAAAGATTATAAATTGAGGAGTTGCAGTAGATGGCATTAGTAAGAATTAGACATATCCCAAAACTTATACACAAGTTAGGAGATGGAGAATATAGAATAAAAGTTAAAGATAAAAAAATTGTGATATTCTCCAAAAATACAAGATATGAAAATGAAGAAATAAAAAAGATTCTTGATGAAGTTGGAGAAGAAAAATAAACTTGACTTTTATTAAAAAAAATGGTATATATTAAATATGAACCAGTGGATAACTCCCATTGGGAGCTATCCCAAAACATGAAATGTAGAATTAAAGAGGTGTAAGCCTCTTTTTTCTTTAATAAAAATTATCTAGGAGTTTAAAAGATGGACGAAATTTTAGAAATATTTAAAAATATTTATGAAATTAAAGGAGATAATTTAATTTTTGAAAAATATAAATTTAGTAAAGGGACATATCTTTTAGTAGATGCTAAGAGAGGGAATATTTTAGAGGAATACACAGTAACCACAGATAATAATGTTAATACTGAATATTTAAAAAAATTAGATTATTATTCAAGAACAATAAATACAAATAAATGTTTGGATTTACCATTTAGAAAAATTTTATCTAATAGTTTTTTATGCTTTTACTCTAAAAAAAAAGTAATAAAAAATAATCTTATAACTAAGAAAAATATTGAAACTTATAAAAAAAATACAATTTTAAACTATAATAGTTTTGATGGAGATTTTAAGAAAACTACTGATAAAGATATTTGTAAATATATAGAAAATAATTACTCTAAATATACAATAGATGAAGAAGTAATTGATGATATTTTTTTCTGGATTGAGGATAATATTAATCCTAGTATTTTTAGAAGACCATTAAAATATTATGATGCTGTTTTGAAAGTGTTCTTTTTAATAGATAATATGGAAAATACAATAGAATTTTTTAAGCAAGAGTATTATAAATATCTATGCTGGAATATATTAGATAAAAAAAAGAGAGATTACAAAAAATTGGAAGATGCTATATTAGAATATACATTTTATAGATATTTAATAATAGAATTAAGACAAGGTAATTATTATATTTATGTTACAAAAAATGATATAATAACTAGCAGTAAATTAGAAAAAATATTTGGTTGCAAGTATATATTAATTACTAGATTTAATGCAAAATTTAATATTGAAATAGAACTAATAAAAAAGATGGACCTTTGAAAGCCCATCTTATTTTTTATTTTACCCAGCCATCTATAACTTCTATTGTTTCGTTTTCATTATCTCTTTCAACTTCTAACAAAATGTAATTGTCTCCTTTTTCTTCGTAAACTCCTACAAATTCGTTATTATTAAATGCTCTTGTTTCAAAATCCCCTACATAAACATTGTCTTCTGTATCACATATACAAATAATATTGTTTTCAAAATCTTCTAAATTAAATGTTTTACCTTTTAAGTTTCCTAATACATCTTCCCATTTTTTTTCATTCATTCTTGTCATTTTTTGTTACCTCCATAAAATTTATTCCTTTTCAGGTACATTTCATGTTTTTAGTTCATCTTATCTTTCTATGTCTTAATAATATCATAGGTTTAAACTTATGTCAATACTTTTTTTTATTTTTTATTAAAATTTCTAACTCTTCTAATTCTTGCGGAGTTGCAAATTCTTTTATAAATCTTTTTGCATTACTTCTCATTGAATTTATTTTTTTCTTTTCCTTTGCTTCTGGATTATTTTCTAAGTATCTTTCGTTAGCTCTTTTTTGAGCTCCTGGGTCTTTATACCCTTTTCTTTTTTTTTCTTCCATCTATCCTCCTTAAATTGTGAGGGGCTTTTTTACCCCTCTATTATAATATAATTGTCGTATAAACAACTAAATTCATTATTGTTATAAACTCTAAACATTTTATTATTCTGATTATACATTCTAATTAAATGTTCTCTATATTCTCCTGTTACTACAAAAGGCACTTCAACTTGTGCACAATACTCGCTATCTAAGTGAGTACATACTATTTTTACCGCCTTATTTTCTAACGCTTTTAAAATTGCTCTTCTTGTTACTTTCATTTTTCATCTCTCCTTATTGATTTTTTCTTTAAGAAGTGATATAATCTAAGTGTCAAGGCTTAGAGTTTATCACTCTTAGTTTTACCCCTCAGAAGAGGGGGGATAAATTACTTATCTTTTTTAGTAATTGTAATTGTTAGTGACCAGCTCCCAATCACAATTATAAATTGGATTTTCATTTTATCACCTCCTTTCCATTGAGGTACTTTAATAATAGCATAAGTTTAAACTTATGTCAATACTTTTTTTAAAATATTTTTGTAGAACTCAAAAAATCCAATAATATCAATGAAAAAAAGTGTAAAAAATTTTTAAAAAACAATAAAATATTAAATATCTTACAATCAAAATTTTAATTAAAAGTAGATGGGATATATAAGAAGAAAGTTTATAGAAATATAAGCAACTTTTTATGTATCCCATTTTTTATTTTTTCTCCTGGGAGGTTTTGGAAGATGTGAGTACAAGACAAGAAGTTTATAAATTAATAATAGAAAAGAAAGATAACAAAGAGATAGCAGCAGCATTAAATATAAGTGTAAGAAGTGCACAGCTATATAGAAAAGAATATGAAAAAGATTTGAATAAAAACGAAAACGAAATTAAAAACGAAAGCGAAAGCGAAAAAAAGAAGCGAAAAGAGAAAGCAAAAGTTTTAATTGAGTGTGGAGCAACTATAAAAGAAGCTAGTGCACAGAGTGGCACAACAATAGATACTGTTAAGAAACTAAGCAGTAAAGAGAAGTTACAAGTTAAGCAGCTAGATTATTTAAAATCTTTAAGAGAGAAATACAGTAAAGAGATAGAGCAAAATAAAGAAGATAGATTTTATATTAATGTAGAAGCTAAAGAAAGAATTTGGCAAAAACTAAGAGAATTTGGAATATCTAAAGAGTTACAAGATACATTAAAGCAGAATGAATTAACAGAACAAGAAATACTAGAGCTTAATAGATTAGAAAGATTAGAGAGGTTTGAACTAGAAAAAGCTAAGTATAAAGATAATAGATTAAATATTATATCTGAAGAACTTGCAAACTTAACAGATGATGATATAGAAAAGATTTTACAGATAATAGAAAAATCAAAAGAAGCTGATCAAGATGAATAAGATATATAACTTCTTTAAAAATGAATTAGATAGAAGAAAAAAAGAAAGATTAAAATTTTTTGTATTTAAAGCTAGAGATTATCAGAAGAAAATTATAGATACATTCAAGTCTGGATTATATAACTTTTTCATAATTTGCTGGGCTAGACGGCTAGGTAAAGACCTACTTGCTTTTAGTTTAGCTTGTGAAGAATGTTTAAATAAAGCTAATACAGTCGTTTATTACATGTTTCCAACTATGAAACAAGGTAAAATGATGATATTAGACGGCTTCACGAATGAAAGAAAAAGAATAATTGAGGAAGTTATTGACAAAGAATGTCTATTACTACCAGAAAAGTCTGGAAAATTGTATCACTCTGATAATTCTTTAAGATTTAAAAACGGATCTATTATATATTTTGTAGACGCTCAAAATGCTGACACCAAAATTGGTGGAAACTTAGATATATTGATAATATCAGAAATGGCAACTATAAAGAATAGAGACATATTGCTATATTTAATACCATCGGTGATGAATGTTAATGGGAAAATTATACTTGTAAGCACTCCAAGATTTTTAAGCTATTTTAATGAGTTACTAGAAGATGTAAAAAACATAAAACTATGGTTTAAGAGTATTCTAAATGCATTAGATAAAGAAGCAGTAGATGAAAAAGGCAACCCAGTTTGGAGTGATGAAAAGCTAGAAAAAGCTAAGCAGTTGATGAGTGAAAGCAAATTCAGACAAGATTATTTGTGTGATACAGATGTAGCGAATGAGAATGCTATTTATGCAGCAAGTTTATTAAAAGCAGAGTGGATAAAAAATTTAGATATATCTAACAAAAAGTTATATGTTAGTGAAGATTTAGGGATTAATGACAGTACAGCATTAGTATTTACAATAGATAATACTATAATTCATCATTATGCTGCGACAGATAAAGCTACAATACATTATATTGAGTACATAAAAGCATTTATGAAAGAACATAACATAAAAGATGTAGAGATTATACTCCCTCACGACGCTAGAAATAGACAAGACGCTATTGATTATTTAACAAGCAGAAGAGAAGCGTATAACAAGCATTTTAGAGATGTTAGAGTGCTGAGGGCATATGAAGTTAATAAGACAATAGAGATTACAAGACATAGTATAGAGCAACATAAAATTAAGTTCTTAGACTGTGCAAGCGTTAGAGAAATGGTAAGGCTTATGAAAGCATACGAATGGAAAATAGATAACTCTACTGGGGAAAATCTAAGAGTACCCGTTCATGGCAGAGGACTTGCTGCAAGTAACACTTGTGATGCAGTGGAATATTACTGTATGCGAATGTTTTTAGATATTTATGAAAAGAATATGAAAGATTTGGATTGGGGAAGTTATGAGGATTAGGAGGTTATGAATGGGATTTGGGAAAGTTTTTAAAAGTATAGGAAAAGGATTTGGGCGAATTGTTGGAAATTTAACTGGCGGTCTTATAGGAGAGTCAGACGCTGAAAGAAGCCAAAAAAGAATGATAGAAGAACAAAAAAGAGAAGCTGATAGACAAGCAGAACTATACAGACAGCAAATAGAAGAAGAAAGTAGAAGAAGAAAAGAAGAAGCAGATAGAGCAGCAGCAGAATCACAAAGGGCAAGAGACGAACAAACTAGACTACTAAGAGAACAAGAAGAAAGAACAAAAGCAGAAGATGATTTTAAAAATCAAATAGCACAAGATAGTGCAAACATTACTAATGCTTTGTTAAAACAATCTACTAAACAGATTACTAATGTAGATTATTCTAATGCGGTTAATGCAGATATTACAAATAAAAAAGATGATGATATAGACAAGCTTAAAAAAGCATTCAAAAGGAAGCTATAAGGTGGTTTTATGATACTGGAAATGACAAAGGAAAAACTGGAATACTATTTTGATAATGCTAAAAAGTACAAAGAAGATATAAGAGGAGTATACAACGAAGTATATGACTATACAGATATAAATTTTAGTATTAAAGATAGTGGAACAGTAGAGAAACAAAGTAAAAGAGGTGTTGAAAGTGTAATACTGAAAAGTCAAAATTTTCTATGTAATTTCATAATGTCGTCTATATTTTCAAAATCTGGAAGGTGGGCAACTGTAAAAGTAAATCAAGAAGCTTTAAAACAGCTTACTAACACAGATGGAGAAATTGCAGAAGCACAAAGCAACGAAATAAATAAGGTATTGGAAAATAATTCGGATACAGTTTATTTCACAAATGATAACACTAACTACTATACAGAAACATCAAAAGCCTTGTTAGATTGCATAAAAGTTGGAACAGGTATAAGAAAGATTATAGAACTAAAAGATAATACCAAATGTTTTACTTATGCTTATCAAAACTTAGATAATATCTACATTTTAGAAGATAACTTGGGAAAACCTAACATTATATTTAAAGTTTATGTAGAGAAAAATTTAAACGACATAAATGACTTGTTTGGGCATTTGCCTATTACAACACCAAAGGGCTTAAATGAGGAAAAGCTTGACGAAAAGATAAATATTATAGAGTGTGTAATAGGAGTTTTTGACGAAGATACAAGCACATACAAATATTATCACGGGCTTTTTACAGAAGCTTTTGAAGAAATGTTATTTGAGGGAGAGCTAAACTATAACCCTTATACAGTATTTAGATGGAAGATAAATAGTTCTAATCCCTGGGGAATTGGAATAGGTTTAGAAAACCTAGATTTATTTAAGGAACTAAAAGACTTAAAAGAAAAAAGAAAGAAGCATGCTGAAAAAATTGTTAGTCCACCATTAAACTTTTATGGAAGTATGGACCTTATAAACAAAGTTAGTCTTAAAGCTGGTGCTAAAAACTATGCCGGAAGTGGGATTGGTGGAGATAAGTACGGAGTTGACCCAATAAATGTAGGTACTAATCTATTGCCAGTTGAAAAGGATATAGAACAGGTAAAGCAGGAGATAAGAGAAGTATTTATGGCTCAGCCTCTTGGAGATGTAACAGATACTAAAAATCGTTCTGCTACTGAAATGAGTTTAAGACACGAAATGTTTAGAAAAGAATTCTCAGGAACTTATGAACTTATAAACACAGAGTTACTGGAACCAACTTTTATGAATGCTTACTACATAATGGATGGTAAAGGGCTTTTAAATACAACAGAAGATGAAAGTTATATAAATATTTCTCAAATTCAGTATATAAATGAACTTACTCGTAATGCTGGAAGTGATGAGGTTATAAACACAATAAATTTTTATATGACTTTATCTCAAGTTGTCCCAGAAGCACAAAGACAGTTTATTTTTAAAATAGATGAACTTATAGACTGGGCAAGCAAAAAGATGAGAGTGCCACTTGATGTATTGAATAATAAAGAAGAAATTAAACAATTAATAGCACAGCAACAACAATTAGAACAAATGCAACAAATGGCTATGATACAAGAGGGAATAGGCAAAAGACAAGATGTAGGAATAGGAGATGAAATAAAAGAAGGTATGGGTGTATTTAATGGAGCATAAAATAGAACACAGAACAGAATATCAAATACTTTTAAACAAATTTGCTGGTAACAATGATTTATATAAATTACTGGAAGAGTGCTTACTTGAAGAGGAAAGACAAAGAGAAAGTGCTTATATGATATCAGGAGTATATCCTGAACGGAGAAACACAGTTATGAAATTAATGACAGATTTAAAATTTAATGAAGAAAGAGAGGTTAAATAATGGAAGATGAAGTATTAGAGAACACACCAGGAGGCAATGGAGAAGGAACAAATACAGATGACTTAAACCCAAATTTACCACCAGATGACAGCACAAATAATGATGGTACTAGAGAAAAAGTGGAAGAAAAGCAACCTTTTTCAGTAGATGATATTGAATTTACTGAGGAGTATAACATTGCTGGTTATGATTTTTCTAAGTTTAAAGGAAGAATAGATGAAAGTTCACTACATTACTTAGAAGAGTATGCTAAGAAATATCAAGAACAAGGATTCACACAAGCACAGATTGAGTTTTTAATGGAAGAAAACTTATCAGAAACACCAAAGGATAGAGAAAGTATTATGAAAGAGTTGCAAAGCTCTCTAACAGTAGAGGAAAAGCAAAGTTATAGACATACTGGAGCACAGTTAAAACAAGCGTTAGATAAAAGTAACTTAGGTAAATATTATGAAGAAATAATGACAAACCCTATTGCTTTTAAGGTAGTAAATGCACTGGTGAAGAGTTTAACTCCTGGTGCAAATATAGGAGCAAAAACAGAAAGAGAAAGCAGAGTAAATTCACTTATTAGTGGTGAAAGAGGAGTAGAGTTATTTAATGAATTTTTATCAACTTCTTCAGTAAATGAAGAGGCAGTAAAAGCTAAAATAAAGGAAATTCGTAGCAAAATTAAAAACCAAGAAGAATTAAATTATTTTAATCAAATAGTAGGAGAAATTTAAGGAGGTAAACAATGGCAAAACCATTAGAACAAGTATTACAAGAAAAGTATGCAACACAAGCAAAATTAGCAATGTCAGTTCAAAAACCTATGGGACTTGTTAAGTTCTGTGAAAAAGGGGATGCAACATCAGGAGAAAGCTTTACATTTTACAGAGCAGAAGAATCAACAGCAAAAGATGGATTACCATCTATGTACAATGATGATGGAAAAGGTTATAAAGGAGATACTGGGAATAACGGTGGAGATGCTGGACCTTTAAAGCCATATAAAGTTTTTGGAGCTTATATATCATCTCAACATAAAATAGATGACATTGATTTCAAAAGAACTAGCCTAGATGCAAAAGGAACTTTACAACAAACAATGTCAATAGCAGTAGAGCATAAAGCTGATGAAAAAGTTTTAAAATCTATAAAAGACAAAGACAGTGATTTAACAAAACAAGATTTTTCTTCAGGAACAGCAAAAGGTATAGATGATGAAAAAGTTATCAGAGCCTTAGTTGGAAAGATAGCAGTTGCTCATGCAAGTGCAGCAATGACACCAGATGGACAAAAAGGAGTATCAGTTTTAATAAACTTAAAAGACTGGGAAATATTAGTTCAATCTAATTATTTCTTAAATGCAGACTTTAAAGACAGTATTGAGTGGGGAGATAATGAAAGACCTACTCGTATAAAAGGAGCAGAATTTTTAGTTACTAAAAATGATAATATGGTACCATCAGGAACTATTTATATAGTACCATCTAACACTTGTGGATTTGCTACTTGGAAAGGGACAGAAAAAGGGGTTGCTGAATATCATGAAACAGACGGTGCTAGATGGCATTTGCAAAACAGAAAATATGTAGGAGCTATTTGTATAGAGCCTAAATTTATAACAAAATTTACATTCAAAGCAACAGCATAACCTTTAAGGGTAGGGGTAAAACCCTACTCTATTTTTATGGAGGAAATATGGATTTTAAGACAGGAAAAATCATAGAAATAGTGAGAGAATTTCTAGCAAACGGCGAAGATAAATTTGAAATAAATGGAGTAGATTTATCTAAGACAGTATTTATGTATAGAGAAAGAAATTCAAGTTTTATACCTATACCAAGAGGGAATTACACAACCTATACAGAAAACAATAATTTCTTTTTGAATGTAACTGGAGATGTAAAAACTAAAGCTTATGAATATCAAATAATTTATACAGCAGATATGAAAGCTGGAAAGTATTCAGAAGAATATCCAGAACTCAAAGTGCTGGTAGGCAAATATAATGATTTAGTTGAGGATGTAACTAATATCATTAAATCTGCTAAAACATCAGGAGCTAAGATTGACAGTTTAAAAATGACACAAGTATTAACTCATTTAGAGCCTGATACATTTTGGGTTATGAATTCTGATGAAAAATTAGAAGCATTTCCAATAGGTAATTTGAATAGTAAGTATCAAGAAATGGTGAATACATTAAAAAAAGAAGTTGAGAAGTTAATTGAAACATCAAAAAATTCTTCATTAACTGAAATTCAAAATAAGTTAAATGAAAAATTGAAAGAATTAGAAAATTTAGCTAATAACTTAAAACAAAATATATCAAATGCAGTTGCTGGTTACATAGCAGATAATAGAGACAATTTGAAAGGAGATAGAGGAGCAGGAATAACATCAATAACTGCCGCAGGAGATAAGGTAACAGTTAATTATGATGATAGTCAAACAACTACTTTTACAGTACCAACTATTCCTGGAACAGATGGTAAAAACGCAAAAGAAATTAAGGTTAGAAAAGTTTTCTCTGGAGAACTCAATTCAAATGTAAAGATAAATCTTGGGGAAAATTGGCTAATTTGTGCTTTGACTATCAAATATACATATGGTCCAGGATATGAAATAACATTTTTTAAAACTGGTACAAAATTAGAAAAAAATCATAGTGATGGAAGTTTTACTAAAAAATACATAGTAGATAATAATCAATTTTGGTATATAAATAATTCCAGTAATGAAAAAGTTATTGAAATAAGTGTTTTGGAGGTTATATGAAAATATTGTTAGATGAAAATAAAAGAATAACAGCATACACATATATTGGAGAATTACAAGGTTCTATTGAAATTGATGACTTTAATTTTGAACATCCATCACAAGACTATATATATGAAAAAGGCAAAATTAAATATTCTCCTGACTTAGAGAGGTTTAAAAAAGAATATTTTGAAAATATAGACAAATATAAAACTGAAATTCTTGATTATGGTTTTGATTACAAAGTAGATGGAGTAGAGCATAGACAAAGATGTAGAGACAAGGACATAATTTGGATAGCTATGACAACTTTATTACTCTTCTTAGTAAAAACATTTTTAAGTAAAGACATGAAAAAAACTTGGTATTTTGAAGATGATTTTGGAAAAGAAATGGATTTGACAGCATTTGTTAAACTTATGTTTTTTGGAAGTACATTTATTTCTTCTGTGTATGATACAGAAAATTATTTTAAAACACAAGTAACACCAAAACAATTAACAAAAGAAGAGTTTGAAAGTAAAAGAAAAGAGATACATATTAAATTAGCTAATATGGAATAGGAGACTATATGAAAGTAGCATTAATAATAGGACATAATCAAAGAAGTAAAGGAGCATATTCACAAATAGTTGGCTCTGAATATGATTATTGGAAAAGAATAGCAGAAAAGATAAAAACTGAAATTCCAGAATTTGTTGATATTTATGAGAGAAAACCTAATAAGGCTTATGTTCCTGAGATGAACGAAGTTTTGAAAGAACTTAATAAGAATGATTATAAATTCTGTATAGAACTTCATTTTAATTCTGCTGGAAATGGGCAAGCCAATGGTTGCGAATGCTTAGTTTATTGTGGAAATAATAAGGCTAAGGAGCTAGCAACAAATTTTATGACTAGATTGCAAAACAAGTTTGGCAGCAAGATAAGGACCAAAGAAAATATTATAAAAGTAACTATGCAAGAAAAAAGAATTGATGGAAAAACTTGGGAAGAAGAAAGAAAAGAAACTACAAGAGGCTTAATTCTTGTGCTGGATAGCAAAACAAGAGGAGGTTATGGAATATGTAATAGCAAAGATACTTATATTTTAATTGAACCATTTTTTGGTAGCAATCAAGATGAAAGTTTGAAGTTCTCTATTGAAAGTGATGTAGTTGGTTTATTTGTTAATTTTATAAAAGACAACATATAGTAAAATCGTCTGGCCAGACAGTTATTATAAAAAAATATTAAAAATTTTAGGAGGCATTAAATGGAAGCATTTGTAGAAAGAATGATTGTAGAAAAAGATGAGTTGCAAGATAAAGTAACAAAGTTAGAAAATTTTGTAAATGGAGAAAAATTTAAGGAATTAAAAGGGTTAGAACAAGTATATTTAAAAGAACAATTAACACATATGAGAGCTTATCTTAGTGTGTTAAGACAAAGAATTAATTTTTATAACAAATAACAGGAGGTAAAAGTATGGAATTTAATAAGTTTCAAGATATGTGTAAGGAAAAAGTAGTTGAATATTTTAATGAAAAAGCAGATAAAACAGATGATTTAAGAATAACAAAAGATTATGTATTTGTTGTATGGTATTGTAAAACTCTACAAAATGCAAAAGCGTTGCTATCTACAAATGTAAGTGATGGAATGTATTATGAGCTAACTTACAATGGAGATAAGAAAGAATTATATTTGGATGCTTATAAAAAATGGGAAAATAAAAAATTTGATATAGAATAGGAGGTTTAAAAATGAAAGATTTTATTAATCAAGCAATAGGGTATTTAGCAGGTTTTAGTATAGAACAATGGTTATGGTTAGGAGTAGCAGGAATAATTTTAGTTTATCTTATTTACAATAGAAAACAGTATGTAAATCTATTTAGACAATCGGTTATTTTTGCAGAAGAAAGTTTTAATCATGGGGAAAATGGAAAGAAATTAGAAGCAGCAGTAAATTTTATACTATTTAGAACTTCTAGTTTACCTTGGGTAGCAAGAATTATAATTATTAAATTTATCAGTAGAAAAAGAATGATTGATATTATAGAAAAGACATTACAAAAGTTTTCTGATATCTTCGCAAATGGATATAAAGTAGATATAAAAGGAAATGAGGAAGATGGAGAAAACTAAATTAATCCTGGAACCAATTTCAAATGGGAAAGCAATTTTAATGCAAGATTATATTTATAGCATTAATGGTTATGATATAAAAGTTTTCAAAGGATTTGTAACGGATGGGGCATCAGTGCCTCATTCTTTACAATGGCTGTATAATCCTTATGGGAAGTATATAAAGGCAGCGATTATCCACGATTATTTATATAGTGTTTACAACAATACTGGTATAAATAGAACTCTTGCAGACAAGATATTTAGACACATTATGAAAGAAACAGGAGTTGATGATAGAACTGTAAGAAGATTTTATGCAGCAGTTAAATATTTTGGGGAAACATCTTGGAAACCTAAATTAGAAAATGAGGGTTACAAAGACCAAGCAATAATTGATAAAACTGAGGAAGCTAGAAAATATTATAATCATTGGGAGAAAATACTGGGGTTGTAGGTGGTGCTATGGAAAAAACTTTATTAGAATATGGCATAGTTGGAGCTATTTTATTGTATTTTTTATGGAAAGATAAAAGTACATTTGAAATGTATAAAAATACTATGCAGAGAATGACCGATTTATTAGAAGCAATTCAAAAAGAACAGTCAGAGTTAAAAAAAGATGTTGAGGAAATTAAGAAATATATAAAATAATGGGTAGGCTAGACCTACCCAAAAAAGGAGTGAAGCACATGGATAGAGGTGAAATAATATCAGAAACATTATTAATGCTAGGAGAAAATAGTATATACAATGACAATAAAAGTGATATGTATAAGATTTGTGAAAAGATGTTAGATAGTGTGATAGACAATATAGCAACATCTAGTGCTTTTCTATTCAATGCTATCACTAGTAAATTAACATCAGTAGGACAAGTTGATGGAGAGAATAAATTTAATTTACCTGTCGATTGTTTAAATGTTCTTAGATGTAATAAAAGTTATAGATTAGAAAATGAGTTTATATACTCACCAGAAAGCGAAATAAAAATACAGTATTGTAGAAGAATAGATTTTACAGAAATACCAGATAATTTATTTGATTTAATGGTTGCTATGACAGCTAAAAAAATGGCATTGGCAGTTAATACTTATAATAACAGATTAGAAATATTTGAAGCAGAAGTAACAAAGCTAAAAAATAATATAATTGCTCAACAAGGCTTTCAATATTGGGAGGAAGAATAATGGAAAGAGTATTTAAAAGCAATTTATTTGTTTACGGAGAAGTAGGAGAAAGATTATCTGGTATAAGAGAAAGTGAAATATATCAACAATCAGCACAAAAGATTGAAAACCTTATCATAAATGAAATGGGCAATTTAAAGATAGCAAAGAAGTTAGAAGCCACTAACTTTCAACATAATTTAATACAACTAATAGATACTAAATACAACTTTTATGTAGGAGTAACAAAAGATAATAAAGTCGCTACTTACAATAAGATAAATAGTGATATTGGGAATTTATTATATACACATCCAATAACAGTTAAAAATATAAGAATAATTAAAATGTGCGATGAAAGATTATTTGTAATAGGAGATACAACAGAAGTTTTTGAATTTAATAAAAGCGATGGGAAAATAGGAAAATCTAACTATTTAAGTTTACTGAAATTTCCTATTAAAGATAGAGAACCAGTAAAATTAGATATTTATAAAATTTATAAAGTTGGTGCTAATTTTAGAGTTGGTCTTATAGGAACAGTTGAAAATCCATTAGTACAAGGTTCTGGAAACGGATTATATATTAGCGGTGCAAATCTAGTTGTTCAAAGGCTTTATAAGACGTATAAAGCTGGTGTTAGTGCCAGCGATATTGAACCTAGTTTTTTAGTGAATGGAAATACATTTGCTGTATTTAGAAATTATACACCAAGTGTTATAGAAAACATTTCTCAAGATGGTGGGTATGTATCATACACATTAAAAAAAGCTCATATAATAGGAAATTTCTACATTGATTTAGACGAAAAAGATAAAAATAGTTATGACAGTACCTACGGAAGCGATTATTGCAATGCTAACAGAATAGGTAATGCTAAAGGGGAACTAAACTATGGGACAATTTTGCCTATAACTCAAAATATAAAATCAGTCGCCATCTATCAAGATAGAATGGTTATTATTGGAAATGATGGTTATGTATTCTTTTCTAAAAAATCAGATTATTTTGATTTTAGAAATGACACAAAAGTAGATAGTGCTTTCTTTTTTAAACCTACACCTATTAATAATATTTATCCAGAAATGTATGATATTTATATAGGTGATAAAATGTTTGTTTTAACATCACAAGGTGTTTATGTTATATCTACAAACAACATTTTGACAAGTGGCATGTATAATGTTTTTATTGCAAGTGAAATAGCTTGTAATAATAAAACTAAGTATAGTTACAAAAAAGCTGCCACATTATTAAATGGAACTTTCTACTATTTAACAGATACAAATGAAATTAGATGTGTTGAGCAAGTTCCAAACTCACAAGGTGTTGAAAACTACACAACATCTAATTTGGAAAAATATGAGCTTGTTCCAAAGTTCAATGGTGTAGATAAATTAAAATATAACAATAAAAATTATTTAATAGCTTTTAAAGAAGAAAAAACAGATACTTTATATTTGTATGAACAGTTAGAATATAAAGTTTTTAGAAGATTTTCTTTAAAATTGGATAAACCTATAAACAACTTTATATTTTGTAACAAAAATATATTTGGATTTATAGATAATGTAGCTATAAAATTTGATGAAACGGGAAATAATGTTGCTAAGGCAATTTTAAGAATAAATCCACCATATATGAAAACTGAAAAAGGTGGTAGTTATAGTAATGATTATTCTTCAAGAGTTTTAAGAGTGTTTGTTAAAGTCTTGAATGAAAATAAAGAAGCTATAAAAGGAATAAAAATAAATGATAAAGTTGTAACAAAAAATGATATTGAGAATGATTTATTTAATGTATTCAAAATTGAAACTTCTTTTCCAATATTAAATGGTTTTAACATAGAAATTACTACAAAAGAAAATAATAAGATATTTGAAATTTTGGGTATAGATGCAAAAATTGATGTCATAAGTGATTAGAGGTGAATAAAAATGATAGGGTCAGTATTAAGTAATCTTGCATTAGGAATTGCACAAGGTTACGGAATATATAAACAAGGCAAGAAAATCACAAAAGCAGGAGATGAAATAAAATCTATTTACAATGGGTTAAAGGATCAAGAAGATAAATTAAAAGGTAGCATTGAATATAATAAGGCTTCTGCTAAGAAAATAAAAGGTTACCAAGATGAACAAGCTAAAATGCAGTATGAATATAATAAGAAAGAAATAGGAAGAGCATTAGAGGGAAACTTAAGAGGCTTGTTAGCTGGATATGTATCAGCAAGAGAAAATTTAGAACAAGAAGTGATGAATGTTAGAAGTAAATTAGCTTTTAATGATATAAAAAATGTAGAAGACAGCTCTATAAAGTCTGACAGTATCAATAAACTTAATTCAGAAGCTAAGGATAAAGCAAATATCATTGCACAAAATCAAATGAATGAGATAGGCGAATTACAAAACCAAACAAATAATTATTATTATCAAAGTGGATTAAATTTTAATAAAACTCAAGAGGGGATAAATCAAAATTATTTAGTTGCATATTCACAAGCAGAAATGCAATTAAAAAGAGATTTAGCACAATTAAACCAAACTATTGATAATGGAAACATAGCAGGAAATCAATTAATGGAACAAGGTTTTGGAGCTAAGCTTGCTGGAATTAATGGAATAACACAATCATTTTTAGATGCTGGAAAAAGTCTTTATTTAGAAAATTTAAAAAAGAATTTATCAACTATACCAAGTGGAGAGATAAGAGAAGTTCAAGGAACTTATAATACTGATGACAATGGCAATATATTTAAGAGAGGTTGGAAATTTAGAGGGTTTGGAAAGATAGGGGGTATAAATGGCTAATAAATTTATAGAAAAAGAAGTAACGAAAGAAAGAACAGGAGCGAATGTATCTCCTATACAAGTTGATACACAAAGTAGATATTTACTAAATCCTACAAATGTTGAAGGTGTATCTGTTAAAACACCTTCTAAAATACCAGTTCACGAAAATATGTTTATAGAGGCAATAGGAAAGATTGCTAAGGAAAGCGAACAACTTAAACTTAATAATGAAAAGAACTTACTTGACATAGCTATGAAAAATAAAGATTTGGAGTTTGAAGAAAAATGGTCCACAGTCCAAGATAAATATGGAGATAGATTTGAGGAATATCTAAAAGATTATAACGAAGTAATAAAATCTAAAAAATCATTAATAGTTAATAGTAAGTATCTCGACTCTGCTGAAAAAAGAGTATTTTCAGATAATATTGATATTAATTATAAAGATTGGGGGGTAAAAGAAGGAGTTAAAAGAAATCAATATTATATCAAAGAACAAAATGATATTGCACTTGCTACCTTAGAACAAAGAAGAATTATAGGTGCTAAGTATAGTCTTAATGATGATGAAAAAGCAAAAGAGAATTATACATATATGAGAGATACAATAGAACAAATTGCTAAACTTTCTGGAATGTCAGAAGAAGAAAAAATTGTTATGTTAGGTAAAAATATAGGTGGAACAGAAGTAGCAAGACTTAATAATAGAATAATGGAAATTCAAAATAGTTCTATGACACTTGAGCAAAAGAAAATTGAAATAGACAAAGTCTTAGCATATATGGATAATGAAAAAATAATAAATGATTTAGTTGATACTACTATGGAGTTTTACAAAGGTGATGATGAAAAAACTGCAAAAGAATATTTAAAAGTTCAATTTGAGGGAGAAACTAAGTCAGTCTTAAAAGGGATTAAATCACAAATAGATGAATACCAAAGAGAACAAAAAAGAATAGAAAAAGAAAGAATTAGAGCAGAAAAACAAATGCAAAGACTATATCTAAGAAATCTAAAAATGGATCAAGCTCTAAGAAGTGAAAAATATACTGATGTAAGAAAGGCATTTAAAAAAAGATATGGAAGAGATATGACTGATGAAGATATAGCAAATGGTACAGTTAATTTTGACTGGGCTTCTGCTGGAGATTTAGATAATTATGATAAAGTAGAAATATTTGATAAAGATAAAATTGAAAATCTAAAAAGAAATATTAATGCACAGATAGAAAATGGAAGAATGACAGAAGTTGAAGCTAAAAATTTAGTTAGAGATTATGCTGAAAAACTTTTGGCAAATGATAATAGTCCAGATAAAGAATTAAAAGTAAATGCTTTTATAAAGCAATATGCTGACACTGAAAACCCTATTCCTTATGCTTATGGGAAAGAATATCCTGAATTATACCAAGCTAATAATATTTCAAAAATTAGTAAAGGTAATAACAATATTGGTGCAAATATAAATAAGCCAAAACAAGGATTGATATGGAATGATGATGGATATAGTGAATGGGAAGATTTGAAAAAAGAATTTTCATCTGACCCAGTATATGCAGATGCTCAACTAAAAAATTATTTAGCAAGCGTTATGAAAAGTGATGGACTTACAGTAGATGATATGAAGAAAAAAGATACTGTACAAAATTATTTAAAAAAACTTAGCACAGATGAGGGAAAAAGGTTAATAAATGCAAGTAAAGTTTTGAAAGGTGGTAAACCTACACAAAACACAAAATCAAATACTATAAGCACAAAGAAAAATAAAATGGGTGGATATTTAAGATAAGGAGAAATTATGGGTATTTTAAAAGATGTATTCAATAGTAAAAAAGGAATGACTGGAATTGTGAGCGAAGAACAAGAAAAGAAATTCCAAGAGCAAAGAAAAAAAAATACGGAAAAAGGTTTTTCTGTTTCAGACACTCCACTTGTACAAGGAATAGAAAGAAATATTTCTAATCCTATAAGAACTGGTTTAATTAAAGGTGTTACTCAAATAATGGACCTTATTAATCAACCTGATCCTGAAAGCATTGCTATGGAGTATGGAGATGATTACGAAAAAATCTATCAGGAGTATAAAAAACAAACTGAAAATAATGGTTGGAAAAATTCACAAATAAGAAAAGAATCTATTGATTATATAAAAAGAAATAGGGAAGAGAGAGCAAAATTTTTAGACAGCAATTCTAAAATAGATAAAGGGATTATGATATTTCAAAATATTTTAGAGGGAGTCGCTTCTCCTACAAACTGGTATAACCCACAAGGTTTTGTTAAGAATTTAGCTTGGGATTTAGTTCAAGGTGCTATTGATACAACTTGGGAAAAAACAGAAATAGAGGGCAAAGAAATTAAAGATTTTACAAAAGAAGATTTAAAAGAATATGCCTATGGTGCAGCAACAAGTGTAGCGATACATGGAGTAACAAAAGTAGCAGGAAGATACATTTCTAAAAAAATGAATAAATTAAAAAATTCAGATGTTGATGTATCTGGGAATACGATATCAAATGCAGTTGAAGAAACTCCTAAAACTCCATTAGAAATTATACAAAATGAAGTTAATAAATATGGACCAGGAGCAACTAACCCAAAAGCAGTTATAGAATTAGCAGAAAGATTAGAAAATGGAGAAACAGTAGGTATTGAAAGAGGTAAAAATTTTTCTCAAGAAGTAGATGAATTTTATACTAATGTAACTGAAAAAAGAATAGAAAAAATCCATAAAGAAGAACTTTCAAGACAAAATACAATTAAAAACAAAGAGAGCAATATTGAATTTGAAGAAAGAATATTTAATGGAGAGGTTCCTGAAAAAAAGATTGCTAATGATATAAATGCAAAAGATTCTTTGAGCAAGACATTAAAACCTATTAAAAATAAGATTAAACTAAATTCTAAGCAACTGACAGCTGAATATAAAAGCAGACTTGCTTATATTCATATGGAAAATGGAGGTAGTGCTAATTTTTCTCGTATAGGAGATTTGAACGAACTTATTATAACGGAAAACAATATAAATGGGAAAACATTTAAAGGAATGATAAGAGGTTATGCTGATGTCCCTGAAAACTTAGATGGATATTCAAATGAATTCAGAAATATAGGAAAAGAATATTTAGAACTAAGAAGAAGTCAAGATGTAACCAAAAGCAAAGATATAGATTTTGACATAGTATATGATAAAAATACAGCTATGTCTAATTTGAATTTAGCTCTAAATATTGATGATATTGAGCCTAAAAAAATTGTTGTTGATGGCATTTTAAAAAATAACAAAAGAAAAGTTTATTTAACAGAAAGAGAAGCTTTTGAATTTTCTGTTGGAGATAAAGCAGGAATGTATATTTTGCCAAATGATGATATGGTTATTAAGAAATTGAGAAATGATATTAACGCCACAACGCAAGATGTTAAAAGATATGGGAACGGAAAACTTGTAGATTTTGAAAGTAAAGAATGGGAAGAAGTTGCATTACAAAATGCACCATTTCCAGAAATGGAAGATTATTTCAAAAAGAAAGATTTGTTTGAAGAAGTAACTGAGGATACTAAAATACTTGAAAAAGAATATAAACCTAAAAAGAAAAATCAAGAAAAAGTTATAAGTAAAATTGAAAAAAGATTAGGAAAATTAAAAGAACAACCTAAAATGAATGAAGTTAGATCTGGATTGAACAAAGCAAACGAGATTCTTGAAAAATCTAAAAAAGATTTTTATGAAAAATTTAACATAGATGAAAAGGGAGAAGATTTATTAGAAAAAAATTTTAAAAAAAGAAATGAATTGTCAGAAAAAATAAAAAATATCGAAAACAAAATTAATGAATTAGACACAGAAAAGACTGATAAACTGTATTTATTAAATAAAGAACATTACTCAAAAAATGTAACTAATATCGAAGAAAAATTTAAAAAAGATTTTTCAAAATTAACAAAAGATAAATATGATGAGGTCTTTGAAAAATTAGAAAATTATTATGAAAAATTAAAAAACAAAAATAAAAAACTTTCAAAAATTGAGGATGAAGCTTCTAACATAAAAAGAAAAGCTCTTAAAGAGGCCGAAGTTGAAAGAATAAAAAAATACAAAAAAAGTATCAGAAAAGAAGAAATAATTTTTAATGAAGAATTAAAAGATATGTTTGATGGGAATACTCAAAAAGTTAAAAAAGCTAAGAAACTTTATGATGATTTCAAAAATAGTGTAGAAGAAAATCAAATAAAATTAAAAAAATTAGACAAAGATTACAATAATCTTGATTTCATAAAAAAGAAAAAAGAATTAAATAAATTTTTAGAAAATGAGAAGTCAAAATTAAAAAAAATCGATGATAACTTTGATACCGAATTAAAAAATAAATCTGTAAATAATATAGAAAATATAAGAAAAGAGTATATTGAGTATAGAAATTCAAAAAATGAAAATCTTAAAAATTCAAAGAAACTGGGAAAGGAATTTGACAATTTAAAAACTCCTAAAAATATTGAAAATCTTGAAAAAATTCTTGAAAAAGAAAAAGGAAAACTCAAAAAAATCAATATTGATTACGATGTCAAGAAAAGAGAAATAGATATAAGAAGAAATAATTTAGGTGAAAATATAGAAGTTTTTCTTGAAACAACAGAAAATAAAGCTATTGATTGGCTTGATGGTGTTTTTAATGAAATGAATGTTGAAGTTGATCCAGTAGAATCATTAAATAGAATGTATAAAAATATAATTGATGAAAAAAGTGGATTGAATGTTTTAAAGTATAGATTAGGTGGAAATTTAGATACATTTCAAGCTAAAGTTCAAAACACCAACACTGGCAAAATGATGTATTTTCAAAATAATAAAACATTGAAAGAAGCAATAGAAAATGAAGCTGAGCATTTATTTGAACTAGGAGCTGATGTGTCAACAAGAAAATTCTCAGATATTTCGGTTAGCGGAAAAGTTATGTATAACACAAGAAACTTAATGATGTATAAGTTTTTATCTAACTTGAATTATCTTAAAGAAATAGCAACTAATAAACAAAGAATAAACTCAGGTCTTATTGATTTAGGCTTTAATGAAAGAGTAGGCTTTTTAGAAAGTACAAAAGAAATGACAAGAGCCACTAAAAATGTCGCTAAGAAATATCAAAATCTAAAAAATATTGATTTAGATACAATAACAAACCCACTTGAAAGATTGCAAATAGAAGCTTATATTGATAAAGTTATGGAAACTGAAATTGATATGAGGGGCTATACAAAATCTAATGCTTTAAAAAAAGCTGGTGAATTAGGTGCAAAAGGTCAAACAGCTTCTGATGTACAAAGAATAGCTTTGGCTGAATATTTTACAGCTAATGCTATGTATGATGAGTTTACAAAATTTAAAATAGAAGATGTTACACCTACTATGAAACAGGTTCTATTTGATATGGGCATAGATGATAATATAAAACTGAAAACTATTCAAGATGATATACTAAGTACAAACAGTGTTACAGGGCTATTAGATATTGTAAAAGATAGAAGTAATACGTCTACTGTAAAAAGTTTATTTGAACAATTTGCTGATATAAATGGAAAAGAATTAAATGCTTTTAGTGGACATACAGTAGGATTAAAAACAGATAGTCTTGTTAGCAGATACTGGGCTAATTTTAACGGTATGTTTAGAATGTATAATATGAATTTATTAACAAGAACATTTGATAGACTAACAACATATATTGATAGTGATGGTCTTACAAGATATAGATTTTTAAATGATGGTAAATTATCATTAAATAAAACAAGTTTTACAGGTTTATCTGAATGGAAAGCAAATTCAAGAATTTTAAATTCAGGGACAACAGCATTACAAACAGCAGGGCTTGTATATGGTGTTGGGTGGTTAACTGGTAAAATAACAGGTACATCAAGAGATGAAATGATAGAAGCTAAAATGGATGCCTTAATGCACGGGGAAATAACAGACACTGTTATTGATGTAATTAAGACAGGTCTAGTTGATAATACAGGGCTTGAAATTACAATGGGTGGAGAAAATGTTGTTGCTAGTTTCTTCAATCAAAATTTTAAAGGTTTGAAAAGAGATATGTCTTCAAGTTTATCTCTTATACAAAAAATAGTTTATGGAGCTTTGTATTTAGCTTCTCCTAATGCTGTTTCAAGAGGTATAGACAATATTAAATTTGAAAAGAATATACCTAATAGACTTGATACAGCAAGTGAATATTTAAAAGAGAAATGGAAATATGAATATAAAGAAAAAGCCCAAGCTGAACAAGACGAGGGATTATTGCCAATAGAAAAATTAGGACTTGCTGGACTAGGACTTTTATATGAGGGTGGCAAAAAGGCTTTTGATAGTGTACTAAAAGAAAAAACAGATTATCAAGAATATTTTGAAAAGCATCCTGAACAGGCTGAAAGATTCGGAGAATTTAAAGAAGATACTCCACAAGAAGCTAAAATTGCTTTGGCTAGTGGCATTATGGAACTAGCAGAGTATGGGGCAAGAAATGAGCAACTTGATGAGATTCTTTCAACAGCAGATACAGTAGAAGAAAGAGAACAAGAGTTAAAAGAGTATGGTATGGACTATCAAACGCAATTAACTAAAATGGATAAAAATAATAAACTTGTGTTCCATGCAGTTATGTCTTATGCAGAAATAGAAAGTCCTGAAACAATTATACTTGCTATGAATGAATTTAATGAGCTAAAAACTAAGGAAGAAAGAGAAGCTTTTTTAAATAATTTTATAAGAGAGGACCAAGTTGATGATTTTAATAATTTCTTAGATAGAGTTATGGAGGATAAAAATAAAAAAATGGATAGTATCTATGACAGAGATTACTCGTATGGCACTGAGGGATATATAGAATTTTTACAAACTTTAAGAAATGAGATGTAA